GTGCACCTAGCGCGCATGCGCGCCTGTCCTACGCCACGACATCTACATTAATGGATAGGATTTAGCCAGCGCGCTAGACATCATCCTTGAAGATGATGTACCAGCGCGCCTAGCGCGCTAGGAGAAAACATGCCAAAGGTTGGAAATCAGAAGTTCCCTTACACCGAGAAGGGTAAGGCCGCGGCGAAGAAGGCGGCAAAGAAGAAGGCTGCAAAGAAGGCGACTAAGAAGCGTAAGGGAATGTATATTGGCGGCTGACCCAAGGCTCAAGCGCGCTGGAGTTTCCGGTTACAACAAACCGAAACGCACGCCCAATCATCCTAAGAAGTCGCATATCGTTGTTGCCAAGGAAGGCAGCAAGATTAAGACGATTAGGTTTGGCGAGCAGGGTGCAAAGACCGCCGGGAAGCCCAAGGCTGGCGAGTCGGACCGTATGAAGAAGAAGCGGGCATCTTTTAAGGCGCGTCACTCAAAGAACATTGCCAAGGGCAAGATGTCCGCAGCTTATTGGGCTGACAAGGTCAAGTGGTAAAGGATATACTCGCTCTATGGCGAACATTCCAAAACATCATATCCAGAAAGAATATGCGTCATGGGTAGCGACCCCGAAAAGACTGAAGGTTTCACTGGGGTTGCCTCAGACGAAACAAGCCTTCGCGGACATGAAGGGGGTCTCCGTCCGTACCCTTACGCGCTGGGAGGCGACAGATGGCTTCCAAGAGCTCGTAAAGCAGCGGCAGATAGAGCTCGCCAACTCGAGCCCTAACTCGACCGTAAGAGCTGTCGGTCCGAACCGTCCCGCGACTCATGGCAATGCTTTAAAGAAATTCGAGGTTGAGCCGCCTGCGAATCTTGAAGATGACCCGGTCTACGACCGGACCCTCAGCCCAGACGAGATTTCGTACCGTCAAGTCAAGGACACGCTTCTCAAGCTGGCCTCTGATGGGAACCAGGGGGCTATCGACTTGTACATGAAGCATTACGGAAAGCCTTTTATTGATGCCGAGCAGAAGGCCGGCACGATGTTCCCTAACATGTCGAACGAAGTCCTTGAGGCCGAAATCCTTTCTCTTATTGGTGACGAGCGCATTTCTGAGTATTTGACCGACAGGGTCGTGAACGCATGAGTGCTCGCTACCGGCGGCAGCTTGAGGCTGCATACGCTGAGTTGAAGTGGCGCGAGTATTCAAACGACCCCGAAAAATTTTTTCGCGAGTGCGTCCAGATTCCGGCTGGTGAGATTCTTGGGTCTACGAACGGCCGGACATCTTTCGAGCTTTTTGATTACCAATCCGAAACACTTAATTTCGTTCGGAACAATAGATACGTTATTGTTCTGAAGGCCCGTCAGCTTGGGCTCACTACATTGATGATGGCGTACGCCTTCTGGATGTTGTTCTTCCGTCCTGGTTCTAACATTGTCATGGTCTCAAGAAGCCAGACCGCAGCCGATAAGGCCCTTGAAATCATCGACTTTATGTACAGCTTTCTGCCAGAGTGGGTCAAAGACAGGGGCCCAAAGGTTGAAGGCGATGCTGCCAAGTATCACTCGTACCGATTTGCGGACGGTCTTTTGTCTTCTATTACTTCTTATGCAGCCACCAGAACCGTTGCAGCTGGTCAGACGGCAACGTTGGTGCTGTGGGATGAAGCAGCACTGGCTGAATACCAAGAGGATGCACTGAGAACTCTTCTTCCAACAACCGATGCTGGCGGGTCGATGGTGATTTTTAGCACGGCGCGTGGTAGTCACAACGCATTTGCCCGCATTTACCGCGAAGCCGAAGAGGGCGAGAGCTCTTTTAGGCCAATTTTCCACCCGTGGTACAAGTCTAGGTTCATGAATCCAAAGGCTGGCTACGAAGAAATTGACACTTCGCACTACGAAGCGAAGAAAAAGACGATGTCAAGCGAGCCTTGGCGGTTCTTTGCTGAGTATCCGAGTACTTCGGAAGAGGCTTTCCGCCAGTCCGGGCGCTCAAGATTTCAAAACCTGCCGGATTCTGACGAGTTTAAGGATTTTCCCCTGGTCGGCAAGCTTGTTTTTGGCCCAAGTGGGGCACCAGAGTTTGTCCAGGACCCAGAAGGGCTTCTTCGAATGCGTTATGAAGCTCTTGAAGGCGTTCCGATTGGTTGCAAGCCGGTCGTTGCAGTGGACCCAGCCTCCGGCTCGGGCGGTGACTATACTGTTATGACCGCAGGATGGGTGGATTCGGACGGAATTCCGCAAAGAATGGCGGTTTGGCGTTCAAATATGGTCGAACCTGCTGATTATTCGATGGATGCGTTTGCTTTGGGCACGTATTTCTCTGCATCTGATGGCCGACAAGCGCTAATGGTCGTTGAACGGCAGGGTGGGTACGGCGAAACCATCATTCACATTCTTCGTGAAATGAAATATCGCAACCTTTACGTCCATCGGTACACTGGACACCGCAAGATGCGCCAGGATACGCAGTTCGGGTTTCCGATGACCGCCACTCGCCGGCCTTTGGTTGTGGATGCGCTGGCTTCGTGGCTGGATTTTGAGAACGGCAACGTGATGGGGGGCATTGACAAGGACCTGAGGCGCGAGCTAGGGGCTTTTGTTGTCAAAGAGGATGGCAGGGTCGCCGCAGACGTAGGAATGCACGACGATAACGTGATGTCAGCCGCTTTGTTCGTGTATGTTGCTCAAGAAAACGCGCCAAAGGCCACGCCAGACCCTATTGATGAGCCGCTCAACCACGTGTTTACGGCAAGCGTCAACCACATCTGGGAAGAAGCCGAAAAGATTTGGCGACAGAACGATATCCAGGAACGTAAGGCTTTCCTGCGAGGAAGAAGGCGTAATCGATGACAGAAAAGCTGAAGCCTTACGAGTTGCACGAGATGCAGGAGCTTGTGCGCCACTCCGTGTCCCTTATGGAGCGCCGTCACAACCGTTGGCGACTGCTTGAGGCTATCTACCGGACGGGCTCGCTGTACCAGGCAAACCAGGTTGAGCCCGGAAAGCTTCAGGAACTACTTCCGATGCTCGACGAGCACGTCGTAAATCTTGTTCTGCCGCACATTAACATCATTATGGCATCGGTCGTCTCTCGCGACCCGCAGTTCCTGACCACGCCGTTCGGCGGCGGCGAGGAGGCAGAAAAGTCCGTCGAGGTTGCACAGGCAATCATTAACTATTTCTGGCGCAGGCTTCGCGTCATTCGCGAGATGCGTGACGCGACCGCCGACGCCATTAAACTTGGCTCTGGTTTTGTAAAGGTCGGTTGGAACCACGTCGAGCAGGAGTTCGAAGTCTCCCGTACAGAGCGTCAGGAGCAGGCGCTTGACATGTACGAGGAGGAGCGGCTGTCCGCAATTCTTGAAGAGCGCGAAATGCACGGCTCGGTGGAATCTTTCTTCAAGAAGGTCCCGCACTCTTCGATGCGAGTCATTCGTTCTGAGCCATTTGTTGAGTACGTCTCGCCGTACGACATCTTCCTTCCGTCCAACGCTCGGCGCATGGAGGACGCTCGCTGGGTCTGCCACCGCGTGACCTTGCCGGTAGATGAGGTTTTTGCAAACCCTGAGTTCAACGTTTCCGAGTCAGATATCATTCGTGACGGGACAAGCCTGAACCCGGCTGACGAGTACCAGGCGGAGTGGCGGCGGCAGTCTGAGGACGTTGAGGGGCACTACGCTTCCGCGCTTGCGCTTGACACAGCAACGCTGTGGGAGTTTTACGACATGCGCACCCGCAAGCTAACGGTTTTCCAGCTGGATGCTGAGGAGCCGCTGTGGGAAGGCGACCTGCCTTGGGGCCACCGTTATCCCCCCTTCGTCCACGTCCGCAATTACACAGGTTCAGGAAACGACTTCTGGGGCTTTGGCGACCTTGAGAACATTGCCAACATTCAGTACATGTTTAACGAGTTTCTTACTGAGCAGATTGAAAACGCACGTCGTTCTGGGCAGAAGTATCTGATTAACAAGGATGCTATGTCCGACGAGTTGCTTGCTGCGCTTGAATCGAACGAGGCTGATGTTGTTGCTCCTGTTGAGTCCATCAACGGTCAGCCGTTGAGCGAGATTGTAGTTCCGGTTTTCCGTCAGGCGCTTTCGGGAGACATTTACGCTGCAAAGGCTGAGCTCCAGAACTACATGCAGGAGGTTCTGGGAATCAACGACTTCCAGGCTGGAGGCGTTGGCGCGGACCGGATGAGCGCTACAGCCGCAGCCGTGGTCGAAGGCGTTGCAACACTTCGCGCTCAAGACAAGATTATGTCCATCGAGGAAGGCGCGTCGCAGGTCGGAAATCTTATTCTTTTGCTTTGCCAGGAGTACCTTGACGAGCCGACTGCTATTCGAATTTCTGGAGACATGGGAGCTTCTTGGCCAAAGGTTACAAAGGCCGACCTTTATGGGGAGTTTCTTGTTAAGGTCGAAGGTGGAAGCCTTCGGGCGCTGAATCCTGCTACTAAGGAGCAGCAGGGTCTTCGGACTCTTCAGCAGGTTATTCCTATTATTGTGCAGCTCCAATACGACCCGACTCCTGCTTTACGCAGCGCACTTCGCGACTTGGGTTACAACCCGGACGATGTTCTTGTCCCGGTTAATAACCAGATTGCAACACAGGCAGCTGGCATTGTGCCTGGCTCTCAGCCCGGTACGCCGCTTTCGGCCCCGACCGCGCCCATCGCAGGGATGGGTGGACCTCCCGCAGCAGAGCAAGCTCAAATGGGCGGCGGGCTAACAATCTAAGGAGAACAATATGTCAGCTATGATGATGCCAGAAGACCTTGATGCAATGGCAATGGAGCAGGCTCTTGCCGGCGGAGCAGGAATGGACCCTATGATGGGCGGCGCAGAAGAAATGGTTTCTGTCCAGGTTCCTTCATGGGCGGTTCCCGCGGTCCAGGAGCTTGTTGGAATCCTTGAGGCCGAGATTGCATCTGGCAATGTCACGCCCGAAATGCTTATGGATGTCAGCGGGGCCGGCATGGGCGGGGAAATGGCCGCGCCAGCAGAGCCAATGATGGGAGCCGAGCCCTTCTAAATGTCCGGCTTTGGCCACAATTTTCATAATCTGTGACCGAGGAACAAGACCCGTAAGAACCCAAATAGGGCAATCGCAAGGGTCATTCGCGGACATGGAGCTTTAATGGACATCAAGGACGCATTCGAGCAGTCACTTACTGAACTTGGAATTGAAGGACTCGACGACAATCTCGACGACATCCCCGACGAGACCGTTGACAAGCCCGAGGACCCAGAGCCTGAGGATGAGGCACCTGAGACCGAGGAGTCCGAAGAGCCAGAGGAAGTAAAGCAAGACGACGAGCGCGACGAAGATGACAGCGCAGATATTGAGATTCCAGCTGGGTCGAAGGTAAAGCTGCCTGACGGGACCATTGTCAATGTTGACAAGGCGGTCCTGATGCAATCCGACTACACCCGCAAGACGCAGGAGCTGTCGGAACAGCGCAAGGCATTTGAAGCTGAGACTCAGCAGTTCGAGCAGCAGCGCGCAGAGGTCGAAACCCTTTACGGCCAGATGCGTGAGTGGTACGAAACCCGTGCCTCTCAGCCGGCTACTTGGATTATGGAAATTGCGGCAGAGTCTGGGGACCCGACCTCAACTGTTGCTAAGGCCATCTACGAGCTTGCTCAGTCAGGAATTCTTGACCCGCAGTTTGTCGAGACTTTCGGTCTTGAGTCTGGCCCAGTTGCACAGATGGCTGACGAGTCACGCGTGAAGGATGAGATTTCTGAACTTCGCGCTTGGAAGGAGCAGCAGGAGAACGAGCGGCAGCACCGTGCCGCCGTTCAGCAGAGAGCGGCCCAGTACGAACAGCAGTGGAATGACATCAAGCTTCAGCGCGGACTCGAGTTCAATTCTCAGTTAAATGAGATTGACGCGAAGCGAGAGCTTTTTGAGTTTGCGATTGAGAACAAGATGACCCAGTCCCTGCTTGACGCATACGACATCATGACTGTGCGAAAGCCAAAGAAGGCTCCGGTTCAGGGTGAGAGCCCTGAGGTTACAGCAAAGAAGCGTGCTTCGCGAGCGGTTACTGCTAAGTCTGCAACGACTGGCGCTGGAAAGACTCCTAAGAAGAGTCTTACCACAAAGGATGCCATTTTGCAGTCTATGGATGAACTGTTCGCCGGAGCCTAACCCCGGAGAATGACATATGAGCGCACTTGGAGCAGCACAGTATAC